AGTCGTGAGGTTATTGCCAGCCCCGTCTTGTAAAACACCGCCGCCAAGCGTCAAAGTTCCAGTTATGTTTGCCTCTGTAACAGTCAGTGTTTCCGCAACAATGTCCCCAGTTATCTTTGCATTCTGGAATTCAACATCGCCTGACTTTAAGATCTGCCATCCGCTCGTATCGGCAACGTAATTCGTGCTTTGCAAAGTGTTCGCAAACTTTTCAACCGTGACCGCATCGTTTGAAAGCCTAGCGGTTGTTATAGCTGACTCTGCAATCTGAGAAGTATTTATCCCGCTTTCTTTAATGATAAGACTGGTAACACCGCCGACCGTCTCAGTGTCAAACATAACGCCGTCAATCTGAAGCCTGTCTGCTGAGATTGTGCCTGTTGAAATCAGATCACCTGAGATAACAACATCAGCGCCGAAATAGATCTTGTCAGCTGTAACCGTGAAAGGCTGGATCGGAGTATCAGCGGTTGAGTCAGGACTGACGATTGAAAATTGATCTGCGACTACCGCGAACTCTGAGAACGGTGTTGCTCCTGAAGTGGTAGATAATAAACCAAAGCCAGTGATCCGATTGTTGTTGTCAATTTTGACCGAGTAGTTAGCTTCCACGCCGTCAATAGAAGTGGCTTGCGTTGTAATGCTTGCCGTGTTTTCTCCGACCGTTGTCGTTAGTGTCGTCAGATCCTGAGCTGTAGAAGTAACCTGCCCATCAATTACAGAGACAGTTGTGGATAGGCTTGACAGCGCACCAGCAGTCGCTACAACCCCGTTTGTCGGATCGTTGACTGTAGACTCAAGTGCGGTTAATTGGATCGCTTGGGTCTGTATGCCGTTCTCATTGGCGAAGGTCTGAACAGTTAGAGAATCAATCGCAGCACTAGAACCAGCAACAAAGTCTGTAAGATCTTGCAGCTCAACAGTGCCTGAAGTCTCAAGGTCAATCAGATCATCGTTTTCATCTTCCGCTTGAGTCCTGAAATGTAGGTCTTCGGTGTAGGTTGCGTTGAGGCTGGTGACAGCGCCAGCGTTGACTAAAACGCCTTCTTCGTTGTCAGTGACCCGCGTAGTCAATGCGCTCAATCCTGAAGCATTCGCCGCAACGCCTGTTGTGCCATTATTTACCGTTGTTTCAAGCGCAGTGATATCAGACGCTTGAGAAACGATTGATCCTTCGGCAGTTGTAACCCGCGTATCCAATCCGCTGATAGCACCAGCGTTAGTTGTAATATTGCCTTCAGCAGTCGTTACATCTGTCTGCAAAGTAGTAATGTCTGAAGCGTTGGTTGTTATAGAACCTTCAGCAGTCGTTACCCGTGTTGTCAGATTTCCCAATGCCGTTGATGTTGCAGCAACGCCTGTGCTTGGATCGTTAACCGTGGTTTCTAACGCTGTAACATCAGAAGTGATTGACGTTATGGAATTGCCTTGTGTAACCGAGGTCGCATCTAATACCGTGATAGCACTTGCGTTAGTCGTGACGTTTGAATTAGTCGTTGTCAGAGACGTTTGCAGATTCGTGATTGCCGCTGCGTTCTGACCAATCCTTGGATCTGCCAAATCAGCCCATGCCGATCCAGTCCAATAATAAGGATGGTTGTTGTCGTCTGAGTCATACCAACGCGAAAATTCAGGTATGGGATTAGGGATACTGCCAACGCCAGCGACAGGTGGTGTCGCTTGGATAAATATACTTGAGCTACCTGAAGTAATGTCAATGATCGTATCTTCAAGCGCGCTTAAACCATCTGCGACCGTATTGATGGACGTATTTAAAGTCTGGTTGGAATCCGAAACGTAGATCGCCACGTCTCCTAAATTCTGTATATCAACGTCTTGGCCCGTCTCCAGCGAAAGCACTTCGCCAGCTTCAACCTCAACCTCAAGGATCTCTTGCGCTAAGATTGAGTTCTTAACGTCAACATCGCTTAAAACTGTTGAGCCGTTAGCGTCATACAAATTGACCGATAACTGCGCTCCGACTGTTGCGTTATCTGCTGGCGCATCCGTAGACCCAGAGACATCAGCCCAATTTACTCGTCCGACCGTAGCGAAAACCGTAGTATTGGGATCCGCATTAGGTTCTAAGTTAGACTGACTGGCTGCGTCTGTTCCGACATTCCTAACGGCTCTTACCCAGTAATAACGAACGTCACCAGACACAACCGAATCGGCAGAGTTAGACGCATCGTGAATAAATTGCGTTCCGTCAGTTTCACCGATCTTGACCGATGATGAAAAGTTCCCATTAGGCGATGCGTAAACGTAAATCGTCCCAAAGTCATTAGGCTTGGCAGGATTGACCCAGTTCAACTCATTGCTTTTTAATCCAGCCGTAGCACTCAATCCAGAAGGACTAGGTACACCCCTGAATGCGTCTGTGATACTACCTGTAGCTGTAACCGTGGAATACTCATTAACAGCAGGATCGGCGTAGGATGTGCTTGAATCTTCTCGTAAGGTTAGATTAACTCCACCGTCTTCTGAGAACGTCCAGCCAGCACACTGAAAGACCTTGTTTGACCAGTTCAATTCTTCAACAGATACTTGAACCCGATCACCTGCCGTGATCCTCAAAGCAGATAGATTCGCTGGGAAGCTAACGACCTTCTGCTGGTCGCTTAACTGAATTAATTTGTTAGACAATCTCTGAGCCATATAGCTTGAGTTTGTCATGGGATACTGGACTTCTTTTTCCAGAATCTCATTATTATCTCTAGTAACAGCGTCAGCTAACTGAACCTTGGGAAACTCGCTAGACTTGTGATTTTGACTGGGATCAATAAACAGACCTTTGATTGTGTTAAATCGGTCTGATCTTTCCAATGAAGTCTTGATTGAAATAGCACCGATCAAGTCATCTTCGGTCAAGGTCTCGGTCGGAGCCTCATAGATCCCAGCGTGAACGATATACTTACCGTTAGAATAAACAAGGTTGCCATTCATTGATGAAAGGATCTTGTTTATATTCTTCTGGTGTGAGTCAGTCGCAAAGACTACGCCGTTACAAGTAAACCTTGATTCTGTGCCGTCAGGAACACTAACCGATACATCACAACCGTCTGCCGCTGTAGATACAGAATCCCAATCAATCTTGCTAACAGATACGCCCATCCCAAGATAGGTATCCGTAAGATAGTCCACAACGCATAAAGCTGGGTTCGTTGAATAAGTTATATAGCTCGCATTAGTTGTATCTTGTCCGCGTGTCCCAACAGCCGCAAACTCTAACCGTGGGTCATAGATAGACTTGCCTTGAACCAATGCTTTTACATTTGAAGGCGCAAATTTGTCCCAAGTTTCCGCTGAGTCTTCATTCAACACCCACTTCATTGCTAGATAAGCAATACCATCACCACGGTGAGCGGATGTATAGTTAGCAAACGGGCCTGTCAATAAAACGTCTGCTGTTTGAGATGCTTCGCCTAAGTGCTTGTTAATTACGCAAATGGTGCTTGAATTCTTAGGCCCAAACGTCCCAGCAGTAACATTACCGCCAGCATCAGACCCGCCGTTTATCTGCGAGTCAGTAATCACAACGTCATCCATGTGGATGTCGGTAATGTCGTTTAATTCATGCCCTGCTAGAACAATTGTTTGATAAAGATCAGAGTTATCGGTGCCCGATAACCCGATAAAAGAAATGGGACCAGATACTAATGCCTCACCGTAGATTATCTTTTGTGGTTCTGTCGTTGATCTAACTGTTCTCTGTCTGGAAGCGTCTGTATCAACAGTCGGAATTTCTATTTCAAAAAGACTCATTGCCTGTTTAGCAATTAAAGTCCCACCAACTACAACAGCAGCGCCAATCGCAACAGCAGCGCCAGCACCAAGCGTTGCAGCAGCAGCGGCCCCAGCAAAAGCCTCAAAAACGAAAAACCCTATTTTTAGTAACGCTACTGCTACTTGTGGCATAAATCCCAACCCGATAAGATATGCTGCTCAGGAATTCTAGCGAATCCTTTCTTAACTAGACAAACTGCTGTATTACCTAGCTTAATACCCATAAGCTGGCTGTCTGGCGTTTTGACGATTACTGGCGAACCATCTGGCAACGATCTAATGTCTTCCGTAGGCTCACCTAAAACGCTTGCAGCAGTGTCTTCCAAGTCGCCAAAATCCTTAATGATAGATTCAGCGTCTTCCTCGGAATTATAGTGGAAATCGGCAAGATAGTCTTTGCCTGTTAATTCTTTTACTATGAAACCAGCGAACTGACAGCAATCCACAGAGCCATAATCAAAGTCTTTCTTTTCCCACTTATTTAATGCTTGATGGACTTGTAAGATCATTAGCGCATATATTGAGGTTGACGATCTTCAGGGCCTCTTGGCGAACCCACTCCACCTGAACTACCAGTTCCTCTAGCGCCCCAATCAATCTTAGCGCCTTCAATTTTGTGCATGTGACTAAAAAACAGATCACCAGAAGATTTCTCCTGCTGCGCGGCGTTGGTATACATCAGATTCAAAGACTTGTTGAACCTTGAAAGTTCAGATTCAGCGATTAACTGAATGGCATCACCGCCATCGGCACCGACTGACATGTTCATTTGATCCATGAACCCCGCCCAGATCTGGGTAGGATCGGCAATCAAAACATCGTCAGCGTCCAAGACACCAAGGTAAACCGTGACAGGATGTAGATAGTAGTCTTCGGTTAAAGCCACGCCTGATATCGTTGCGTCTAAGCCTGATAAAGTGAGCGTGATAGCATACGGACTAACATCAAGGCCTTCTTCTACCTGTGAAATAGATCCAAGGTCTCCAACACCTAACCAATCTTGACCGCCCCAAGTATACGTTCCCAAACTGTTGTGAAGGTAAACCGTACCAGACGGAAACTCTAACTTAGCAAAAGACACAATCGCAACGTGCTGTTGTGCTAAAGCTGTCGCTACTGCTGCGGGAAATCCTCGGCTCATGCTAGAACATCCTCTACGGCCTCAATTGTGAAGTTTGAAACTCGTCCTGGCTGCGTGTCCCAAGACGTAGATCCTGCGAGCATGAACACACCAAGAACAGGATAAAGGTAATCTATGGCATCGCCGTCATCGGTAGGCTTTCTGAGCGGTGGCGCAATCGGTATCCCTGCTTGAGTAACGGTTCCTGTTCCAGATCCAAAACCCGTAGCCGTGAATGTAGTGCCGATATTATTATTAGCCGCTCCAATCGTTGTGAAGTCTGAATCCCCAACGGATTCAATCGTGTATGATTTCCCAATTACGATTTCACGGGCTGGCAAAGAATAAAGAAAGGTTCCCGTTCCTGTAGTATCTACATCAGCCGTCACTATGTGAAGCTCGTTATTGAACGCTATGTAATCTCCAGATTTAAAGTAGTCTGCTTGCGTAAGGTTTGCGTCTCTTGCTAAAAGAATTGATCCAGTCTGACCCGCACCATTGACAACGATAGCATCACTGACCGCTGGCGCATTACCGCGACGAACAAAACCGTGATCCTGCAATAAGAACCTGTGCTGCTGACCGTTTAACTTGGTCAAGAACGCTTGCATCTCTGCCCGATCATCACCTGTCAAGTTGTTAAACTGAAGCGATGCCTTCCACAACGATCCTTTCCGAGCTACCGTTTGGACTGAGTTAGTCAACGGGCTCTGAAACGTCCTTGTGTTCGTTACCAGCTCAAAAGTGTTTGAGGATGGGGTTATGCTTGGGAATGTGTAAGTCGTCATTAACCGAACCTTCTACGCCGCATCAGATCTTGTATGCTGAGTATCGTTTGTTGTGAAGTCTGCTGCATTGCTGCTCGGATCTTCATATCTACATCAGCCCCAGCTCCAGTTGCGTCAATATTGTTTACGATAGTAATCCCGCCAGCCTGACCTTTCGTGTGATCAATGACAGTTTCATTGGGGTGGAGCATATGCATTTGACCACCTTTACCGTCAAGACCGCCAGCTCTAGCACCGCGACCTGTAAAACCACCGCCTTCAAACGACTGTGCGCGAATCTGTGCAACTTGACCTAATCCAGCAGCAACTTGAGCGCCAGCCATCACAAAAGATAGTGGTGGTGGGTAACTTGACATCGCAAGCGTTGCGCCTTGATAAGTCTGCATGATTGCTTGGGCTATCTGAAAGGCTTTGTTTAATTGAAACAGCTTCTTGTTATTAGACGCGATTCCTGAAAACTGATTGCTCAATTCACCTAATACATGGCTTGTCTGAGCGGTTGCAGATTGCATTTCAAATTCTTTGCGCTTCTTTGCTCCTGCTGCGGCTTGTTCTTGTAAGAATGTCAGTTTCTCCACCAAAGCGCCGCCATTCTCATTTACATCATCAAACATTACTTTTGCAGGTGAATTATTGGCAATTTCTTCAGCCATCCTTCTGCTTGACGCAACGATCTCGTCAAAGGTTGCTTGAATTCCTTCGGATGGCAATGGTTGTGACATCATCGCACTGACGTTATCAATAGCCGCCCCAATTGATTCCGTAAGGCCAGCAGACATTGCTGACATCTTTCCAGTATCAACCAAGTCCATACCGAAGACCGAAGCCATTTTGTTGTACTTGTCCATGATAAAAGTGAAAATAGGATCAATCCTATCTACAACAACTTTTGCCATTTCAAGCATTTTTACTTTAAGGCCAGCAAAACCTAATTGCAGGAAAAAGATTGCATCTGCAAACTTGCCATACCCTGACAGCAAAGCGCTAACAACTCGTTCACCTATGCTGCCGAAGTCTTCGTTGTCTAAAGCTGCTTGTCTAAAATTGTCAGCGACCGTCATAATTAACGGACTGAACGATGTTGCTAATTGATTGCCTAGACCCGTAAATACACTTTTGGCTCTAGTGACAGCATCGTTTGCTAGTTCAATCTTCGCAACATCAACCCTAGATATCGAGATACCTAGATGCTCTGCTTCTGCTGCCATCTCTTTTAGGTTGTCAGAACCTTCTCCGATCATGTTTAGAACAGAAACACCGCGAGCACCGAATAGCTCAGTTGCGATTCTTACCTTGTCTGCTTGAGTTGTTACACCTTGCATCGCATCAGCAACTACATTTAGCTGCTGATCTAGCGGCAGTTTTTCTAATACGCCAGCACTCAGACCCAATTCAATCAAGGCATCCTTAGCCACGCCTGAACCAGCGGCGGCATCAGAGACACCGACAGCAAGATTCTGTAGTGATTTTTCTAAGGTTTTATTCTCTACGCCAGCAAGACTTGCAGCGTGTTGAAGTCCAGCAAGTTTCTCAGTCGCTATACCTAAACGATCAGAAGTCTTTGCAAGCGCGTCAACAGATTCCAATGATGCTTTGGTTAAAGCTACACCAGCAGCAATACCAGCAGCACCAAAAGCTGCGCCGATCTTTGCGATCTTGGTGACGGATGCACCGATTGACTTATTGAGACCGCCTAACTTCTTATTAAGCGAATTGAAAGCAGCAGCAGTCTTGTCATGCGCTGTTATCTGTAGTTTAACGTCCCGAGCCACGATTTTTCACCTCAAAGTATGCGATCCACCCCTGAAACTCGACCACACCCATCTCTAAAATTTCTTCAACTGTCTTGTGAAGATGTTCCGCTAATTGGTAGCAAAACAGTAGGGCATGATCGTCTGTCAGTTTTTTTCGAGATCCTCATCCTTGGGCTGCATTTCAGCAATTTCGCCAGCTACTCTGATCAGTACGTCAGGGTCAACTGATCGAACTATCTCGACCAGTTCCAGCTTCTTGAAACAAGGATCACCGTTGTCATCTACCAGATAATAGATCAGGGTCAATGCAAGACCTTCATCCATTTTATCGGAAGTCAGTTTGCTTTGAATCTCCATCTTCTTCTTGACGGATATCTGTGGCCGCACAAAATAACGCCCACCCCATTCTGGTATATCAATCGGGTTAGGATCACTAGCCAAGACACCCTGATAGTGTTCCTTGGCCTTTTCTAAGATGCCCATTTAAACAGTTGACGCTGTTAAGGCACCTGATCCCTGAAACGTAATAGACGCTTCAACCATTCCGTCAAAGGACGCTGAACGACTTACGCCCGTGACAATGCAAGTTCCACTGTAATAAGTGTCCCCAGCAGTTTCGCCTTCTGGGTAAAACCCGATAGTGACGGAAGCGCCAACCGTGAGTGCGCCTTGGCCTGAAGTATCAGTCTCATCCCAGTAAACATCAGCCGAACCAGTGAAAGATGTTAGCGTTGAAATGTAGCTTCGCGCCGCATCAGTCATCACTGTATCTTCAACAGTGTCACCTGTCTCATCGATAGAAAAAGATCGAAGTTCAGCGACTGAATTAGCACCTACTTTTACAATCCCATCTCTGCCTATATGTGTAGCCATTTTTAAGACTCCTTATCTTGAACAGTTTCAGCCTTTTTGGCTGCTTTCTTTTCTTTCGCTGGCTTCCAACCTTTAGCCAGCATTGATTCTACTTTAGACGGATGAGCAACAACCGTCAGTTTTCCATCTGGGCTTTTAAGTTCCATTTCTGGCTCCTATAAAGGTACGTCTGGACTATCTACAGAAGTCCGATATTGTACTAGATATGTCAATGATACTACACCAATAGGTTGTTCGCCTTCACCGTTATAACTAATTTCTGTGCCTGACAGATAAGCAAATTTGGCCAGTCCGTTTAATGTCCTATCAGCTCCTAAAGCTATTTCTACTTCCTTACAAATATCATCAACCACATCATCAAAATCTGTTGTTCCTTTGACATAACCTTCAACGACTACCGATAGTTCACGGTTAGTCACCAAAGATGGCCCCATGATGTCGGTCGCTGAATCTTCGCTAGTCGAATAAACTAACAAAGCTGGCATATTGCTATCAGACAATGGATAGACCCTAGACTGAAATACGTTAGAGCCTGTTGTAGCCAATCCTGTGACCGTTGTGGCTACCTGTTCCCTGATCTGTTGTCTGACATGATCAGCCATTATTGTTCCTCTAAAACAGCAGCAACTACGCCAGTCTCATCAGGCTGAACGCTGACTATCTTGTACGTTGTGGCATCTTTGATTGTGTTGCCACTTAAATCTGTAATTGCAGCAAAGGCTATTTGATCGCCAAAAACCGCTGCTCTGAGATCCTTGGCTTTGCCGTACACAATAGGCTGGCTTCCGTTTACTCCAACACTTTCACCAGCTATCTCAAAATATTCTCGATCCAATATAACTTTTATGGTTGCCGCCGAACCGCCTGATGGCGTATAGGTACAGGAAACCCCATGACCTAATACGTCAAAATAACCATCAAAGTCTGAATCAAATTCTAAGCTCATCGCTTGGCGACTTTCTCAACTGCCTTCTTAGATAAAGGCTTTGGGTCCATCTTAATCTCTTCAGCATGGCCTGAACTGATGAACTGTCGGGCTTCTGCTGTAGATAAAACAACCATATCCCCTGCGTTTCGCGGCACACCGTGAACATGGCAAGGCATCTTAATTACTAATTCCATAATAATCCCCATAAGATCGGGGGGCCGAAACCCCCCTTTCTCATTAGCTTGCAACGATGTCTTTGATTACTGAGAAAGACTCAGGATATCTTAGAGCAACATCTAGATCTTGGAAGAACGCGAGTCGCGTACCACCAGAAGTAGACAAGCTGCTTTGATCAACAACAACGTCAACACCTGACCAGAAACCGATCATGATCTGGCTGAAATCGCCATAGACCATTGCTGACAGGCTAGACCCAGTGCCTTTAGTCAAGTCAGAAGGAACAACGGTGCTAGAAGCAACATTAGTCCCCAAGATTGACTGGTTAGCATCCATGATGAAGTTGCCTTCAACGCCGCTTGCTTGCTTACCAGTAGTCCGTAAAGCCGCGATGACTTTAGGGTTGGTCAAGAAAGCAGAGCTGTTGATGATAGCATTGTCTTCTTCGACAGCTTTCATCATCTCAACGACTTTAGCGTAGGTGATTGCAGCACCATTGGTGCCCATAGCAACTACGTTAGTCCCAGCGTTAGCAATGATCCCAGATGGCCCATTAGCAGCACCGCCTTCAATAGCAGCATCGTCAATTCTTCGTGCGAAGGTGTTGATAATGTCGTTACGGAGGACTTGTTCTACGGATGGATCTGACTGCTGCATTAAGCGCCGTGATACGTCAACGTAGGCTGCGAGTGTCTTAGGAGACATCGTGACCTGTGCAAACGTAGCTGCACCTTCACTAGGCGCTGAACCTTCAGCAACGAATGCTGAGTTGGTTACAGAAGCACTGAGCTTAGGAATAGCAACATCACCTTTCAGGCCTTGCATGATGCGAGCACCCAAAGAAGCTACAGTCAAACGACCATAAAGTGCTTCGATGAATTGATCAGCAAGATGATCAGTACCAACCAAGAAACCACCAGCAGAAGTTGGTGATTTAGTCTGATCGCGCTGACCCCAATTGATGTTAGCAGGAACGTAGAAACCACGGGCTTCCTTGCCAGAACGGTGTGCGATCTCATCAGAGATTTCACGCTCGTAACCAGCTTCTCGCCAGTCGCCAGATGAAGCAGCTTTGATAGCTCGGATCAAGCTATATTCACGCTGTTCACTTTTGGCT